AGGGTGATACTGGGTCAGGCACCGGAAGCGATTTTTAAATGACCCCTAACCCCTAAAAGCAAATAAGAATTTACAATTTATTCATTTACTATTCAAAAATCAATTTATTAAATCAAAAAAAGTTATGAAAGAAATAACCCTGTCTTATCACACTCCAGGAACACGTGTAATGGCAAAAGATTATAAATCACATGCCCGTGATCTTAAACCTGGTACAATTACCAGTATCAATGTTCATGCAATGAATATAGCCATTGGCAGCATTGATTTTTCAGTAAGCTATAACGTAACGCTGGATAGAACTACAGCGAAAGGTAAGTCGGTAAGAGTTTGTACAACTGTTGAATTGATTGATAATTAATTCATGCCAGTCACATCCTCCATACAACTCGATCTATTCGATATACCGATCACCTTCAGGTCGACACGAAGAAAGTCAATGCCGGTGAATCAACCTGACCGGGATTCATTTGGTAGGATAGTGGGGACAGAAGAACCGGTAGACGAAGCTACCCGAAACGAAGCTGAAAGAAGAAAACAACTAGCGATATCAACCACGCTTCGCCGGCAGGAAGAAAAGATACAAGAACTTACACAAAAATTGAAAGATCATGGGATTGAATAAGATACCAACACAACGAAGATTTGAAAACACAGTTCAACGCGAATATGACGAATTGGACAACCTGCGGACGGATACATTAATTATTTCTTTTATCGTATTTACACTCTCCTGTTTAATCTACTCTTTATTTTCTTGATTATGGCACAACAAACAGTTACTGAACTTATCGAAATTGCCAAAGCGGAATACCAAAAGCAACTCCAACGCATGGCCAATACCCGTAAAATGGTATCGATGGAGGATTTCAAAACTTTATTTACCACCCGCGCCCAGCAAGCCATGGCCGACCGCAAAAACTTCACTAAATTTATAATAGACGACAACAACCGGAATGTGATCAACTTACTATTTAAGTATGTCACCCTTCAAGAATGTGAGCTAAATACCTATGTCGGAATTATATTGAACGGTAAATATGGTTGTGGTAAATCGGTATTGATTGAAACGCTATGTATGGTTTTGAATGATTTGACCTGGAGCGAAAAAAACAAGATTCAATCCGTTCACGCCATAGAACTGGCCGAACAAATTAAAAAAGTTGGTGTCATTCCTTATGCACACAAACCTTTATTGATTCAGGATTTAGGAAAGGAAAAAAAAGAGATCAACAACTTCGGTACAATTGTCAATCCTATCAGTGAATTGCTGGCCATACGTGCCGAATATGGCGCCATGACGTTCGGAAGTACCAACATGAATTTGAAATCGTTTGGCGAAGCTTACAAAGAGTTTATTTCAAAACGAATCACGGAACATGTCAACCTAGTGTTTTTGCCTGGTGAAGATCGCCGTCCGGACTTTTCCATAAATCAACCCAAATAATCGCATTTTATGGGAAATATTAAATTATTGACTGAATTTTTTATCGAGTCAAAAAGAAATTTACTTTATCCAGCAAATGAAAAGACAACCCTTGTATCACTTCGTATAGATGCAAAAACAATAATACAAGTAACTCCGGATAAATGTAATGAAGAGTACGCACAATTATACCGGGATAAAAGAAATAATAAATGATAACATCACAACTGGTCGTAAGATTCACGCAAATATATAACGAAAAATACTAATACAATGGAAAATATTCAAATTTCAACTGACAAGAATACAGTTACTTCAAATAGTAAAGTACATAGATTCAGAAATGGCAGCAACAACAACTGTAATACATGCAGTTTATTTAAAGAATGCTGCGATCTTCAGGAGACGGTCGCCAATGAATTTCCATTCGCTTGTGTATCTGAGAATAGAACGGATAATAAATACGGAAACTTTCAATCGTCATAAATCCGGTTTTACATTGTAGTTGAACTGATTCTTTTTTTTATTTCTCCTTTAATTTGCCAGCATGTCTCAACGTAAAAAAATTACAGATACCAAAGTTCCCGCCAGTTCAGGTGACAGAGTAAAAATTGTCGAAGATTTCCTAACGGAACATTACGAAATAAAAATAAACGTTTTCGATTCCTCCAAAACGATTATCGTAGCCAAGAACCCCGAGCTGTACGACCAAGCACCCAATGAAACCCTGATATCGTTGCACATGGAGCGTGAGAACATTCGTGGCTGCGATACCATTCTCCGGAAGATACTCAAGTCAGGGTATCACATAACATCATTCAACCCTATTTCCGATTACATTCAGAGCCTGGAAGGTGCATGGAAAGGCAAAAGCCACATTGACCTATTTTGCAAGGATATCGTAGCCCGTGATTTTGGGGATAAAGAACCCGGGTATTACCAGGAACGATTTGTGCGTATCCTAAAAAAATGGATGGTCGCCAGCATTGCCTGTTCGTTGGGGATCAAAGAAAATGATGCCGTGATCGGGTTTATCCATTCCAAGGAAGGTATTGGAAAAACCAGGATTATAAAGTTTCTAATCCCGAAACCATTAAAGGCATATTATATCCAATCGAGCAAGGAAGACCGGTACTTTGATATCACGTCAGCTTTTACGCAAAACTTCATGATTAATTTTGATGAATTCAATGGTATCACCAAAAGTAATGCTGAGCAAGTAAAGCAAGTACTGACTCAAACAGAATATGTATTGTCGAAGCGAGATACGAACGCAGTTGCCAGGATTGGTAATGGAGCTTTTACTTCCAACAAAAATAAAGAGATGGGTGGTTTCCTTCATCCTTCCATGGGTACACGGAGATGGGCAACGATAGAATTGGATTCAATTGACTGGAAAAAATATACCGGTGAAGTAGACAACCACCAAATGTGGGCTGAAGCAATGGTACTTTTTAAAAATGCAGATTTCGATTATGTCTGGAATGAGGATGATTTTAAAGAATTCAAGGAATATAATAACCGGTACCTGATAGAAACAAACGCCAATAAACTTGTGAAAGAATACTATCGAATTCCCGAAGAAGGTGAAGAATCTACACACATGCAACCTTTAGAAATACTCCAGGAACTTCGCAGATCACGAAAGCTTAATAATTCAAATGGTGTAAATGTTTCGGATGTCACCCTAGGGATGGCCCTGAGTTCAATGGGATTTGAACACAAGATGAAAAAAGTGGACGGAAAGCCACGCTATGGATATCAGGTTATACAATTATTTGAATAGAATACGCCTTGGATAGGCTTAGTAAAATCCATTGATTGCAATATGAATAAAATTAGTTTAGTTCCATTTGGAATTGCTTTAGAAGCCTTGAAGCAAGGTAAAAGAGTGGCTCGCGAGGGCTGGAATGGCAAAGGAATGTTTGTTTTTATGCGCCCTGCCGATGAATTGAACATTGAATTTGTAGTAGATAAGGTAAAATCATTACCACAAAGTGTGAAGGATTTTTATCTACAGGATATTATTAATGAAAGTGGAGAAAGACTTCATGTAGAAGAAAACGACACTGTTAAGTTCACAGCATACCTATGTATGAAAGCATTTGACGGAACAATTGTAAACGGTTGGTTGGCTTCACAAACTGATATGCTTTCGGAAGACTGGATAGTTCTTGACTAACGCCTTGGGAGGGCTTAATTAAAACCCAATTTATAATTATATGAAAACATTTGGAAGAATCATGTTAGTGCTGTTAGTACTAATTGGAGTAACAGTTGGATTGTTCACCTGCCGAACTTGTAGCATTGCCGGTGATCACGTTACAAACAGTATGGAAAATGCAGTGATATCGTATGATGAATATCAGGATATCTATGCTACCTGTGAGCAACTGAATGCTGATTTAGGCGTGATTAAAGAAACTCCGGATAACGATGGGCAGTTTACTCAGTTTAGTAAATCACAGCAGATTAATACTAAAAAACAGCAGTTAAACCGGTGGATTAATGACTACAACGCCAAATCAAAACATATTGATAAGAAATGGTGGAAATCGGTGGAGCTACCACATACACTAACAGCCAATCAATTTACAAATTACTAACAATTAAATTTTTACCCAATGAAAAGATTAAAATTATTATCCATGTTGTTACTTACAGTAACATTTTTCTTATTCTCATCAAGTTCTTGTGAAGTCAAACAAGATAATACTTCAGCTCTAAAAGAGCAAAAACAAACTGAGGTTAATCAAACACAATTGAACTCAGTACAACCAGCTCCACGTATCACCTGGTCACTTGAGCGCGATAACCTGATCAAACGGTTTAAACTTCAAAATGACCGCGCTGTATCATTCTTCATGTATATTTTTATAGAAGGGATATCAGAACCAATTGGTTACTATCAGGTAAATAAGATAAGTTCAGTGAATAGTCAGCTCACCAATACAATGCAGATAGTAGATGATCCATACAAATACCAATCGGGTGGACAAATTCTCCCCAGTCCGGCCGAAGATGGAAGTTATGGTACAAATGGCGATGCGATATTCGGTTTTACACCTGAAGGCATTTATATTGAAACAAATATGAAGTACGTAACGTCAACCGTTCCTCTGAACTTTCGAAATCCGGTCAATCGACTTGCAATTATAACAACCGACCAGGCTAAACAAATGCTTGAGATATCGAAAAAAGCAATGCAATAATTTACAGCCGTCGATTTGCGGTGTGAATCGACGGCTAATAATCAACTTAACAACAATGAAAAAAATCAAAGATTTAAGAGTTACAGTAACTTATACTGTTGGATATGGTGATATTGAAGTTTCAGATAAAGTTTTTGAGCAATTAGAAAATAACTCTGAATTTACATCCGATGATATGGAAAATTCAGAAGCTATAGAATGGCTTTCTTCCAATATAAAAGAGGAAGATGCAATGGATTGGAAATGGGAAATTGACGATATTACCGAATAATTTAGTAGTATAACGAATCTGGCAATGAAAGCCGTTTATTGCCAGTTCTGTTATACTCTTTCAAAAAATCAACTTAACAATAAAACAGTATGAAACTATCAATTGAAAGCACAACCAAAATTGTACACCTAAATAAAGTGCCGGCACGTATCTGGGAAGGAACTACCGAAAGCGGTATAAAAGTACATTGCTATATAACACGGGTAGCCATTGACAAAGATGAACCGAATGCAGAAGAATTTGAGAAAGAACTTCAGGAGTGTAAAGAACCGTCTGCCGAAATTAGAAATTTACCTTTAAGTTTGATATTATGATAGAAGAAA